TCAAGAGGTGCCGGATTATATAAGCTGATCCAAGAACTTCAAAAGAAATATGGAGGAAAGGGTAAAGAGTATTCAGCTAAATTTAAGACACTTTATGATTATTTTGCATTGCCTAAACAACTTCTAGAAGAAGAGAATAAGAGAATAAGAGATGAAAAAAAAGCAAACAAAAAACCCAAAAAAGCTAAGCATTGAAGATGCTGTCGCTTTAATGGGTATAGTTCATGACAAAAAATTAAAAAAGAAAAAGAAGAAGCGCTAATAATTTATTTTAGCTTTCAAAGCAATAATCTGCCTTTTTAAATCTTCCATTTCCAAATCCCTTCTTTGATCATCACAGATCTTTTTTTGATGCGCACAACCGTTATTGTATCCAAACAATACGCCTATGATAACACCAAGAAAACCCCAGAAAATAAAATCAGAATTATCATTCATAAATCACCTGCTTCTAAAATAATCGACAGTTCCATCACTATAACGAATAGTGCCAGAATTGCCATGTTGTTGAATATATGTAGTCTGTCCATTTTGATGATTAATCACAGTGGTTTGTGGGTTGTACTGATACGCAGTGCTATATGGAGTTGGATTATAATTAGCACCAGTATTATATTGCGGGCCATAATACCCAAACGAATTAGCAGCAATTAAACTAAATATTAATGTAAATATAATTTTCATATTCAATCCTTTAAATTTTCTTTTATAATCTTCATATTTTCTTCGTATCCAACCATGGATAATCGAATAAATTCAGTTTCGCATATTCGATAAGGTGAACGCCCTTTATTAGTTAATTTAATAGCGTTAATGCGACCCTCCCTTATAAATTTGCGAATAGTTTGAGGTGTAACTCTTAATATTTCCGCGAACTCTTCAACTGTATAATACTTCTCTTTCATACTCACAAGTATACACAAACAGTCATAAATATACAAGATTACATCTTTATTTTAATTCCATTTGACATTCAAAAAATGCCTGCTTACTTCGAAGTTTCACAAAGAGAGGAAATATGGCAATCAGAACAAAAATTCAGCAGGCCCTCGGACTAGGTGCACCATTTGTAAATGTTCAACCACCACCAATTATTGCAGAAAGAGCGCCTGCTAGCACAGACAATCAAGTTGCTATGGGCCAAATGTGGATCGATAATTCCGAAAGTCCTTTTGTAACATATTTCTGGGATGGTGAAGATTGGGAAGCAGGGGGGAATCCTCATGCAACCACTACAGAATTCGGAATCGTGATCCTCAATGATTCAGTCACTATGGCGGGCGCAACTGATGAGCAAGTGCCAACAGCTCTTGCAATAAAAACATATGCCGATAACTTAGCAATTGCAGGATCTCCTGTTGCCACTGAAACAACCGCTGGTATAGGCGAATTAGCAACAGATGCTCAAGCGGTGGCGAGAACTGCCTCAACTGGCGCAGTAGCCTTATTTGTAACCCCGACTAACTTATCCCCTGTTTTAGCATCACCAACCCCGATTGGAAGTACTGCCGCATCTACAGGAGCCTTCACCACATTGACAGCCACCGCAACAGGTGCAGCCGTTGCACTTACTTCAGATACAGCCTCAAGCTTTGGAGTTACTGGAGCAGGTGTTGACCTAACTTTATCTAGTGCTGCTGGTAGAGTAATAGTTAATGGTGAAGAGGCCGCAGCTAATGCAATAACCCTTTTATCGGCAGCGGGCGGAATTGATGCAGATGCAGCCTTACAAGTAAATATTGCAAGTTCCCAGAATGCTGTAGACGCAATTAGAATAGTAGCGAGTGCAGGTGGAATCGACATTGACGCGGTTGGCGCTGCCACAGAAGACATAAACATAACCAACACAGGCGGATCGGTCGTAATCGTGGCTACCGAATCAGCAGCGGATAGCGTGGTTATTCAGTCTACCACTGGAGGTATTGATATTCTGGCGTCAGGTGCCGCAGCCGGTGAGGATATTGACATCGTAGCTACTGGTTCCAGTGTAAATATTACAAGCACAGAGAACAACGCTGGCGCAATTATTGTCCAAGCCAATGGCGGAGCATCCGAAAGAGTAACGCTACTTTCTTCGCAAGGTACAGGGGCAGACAGCATAAACCTTGAGTCGACCGCTGGCGGTATTACTTTATCGGCTGCCTTAGCTTCAGCAGATGCTATTAATCTAGCAGCCTCAGCAGGTGGAGTAGATATAGACGGAGCTTTACAAGTTAATATTGCTTCTTCGCAAAACGCAGTAGACGCAATCCGTATAGTGGCCTCTGCTGGTGGTATTGACATTGATGCGGTTGGCGCAGCTACCGAAGATATTAATATCACAAATACAGGTGGTAGTGTCTATATTGGCGCAACAGAATCAGCGGCTGACGCGGTAAAACTCGAAGCCACCGCAGGCGGTATCGACATTTTTGCTTCAAATGCAGCAGCTGGAGAAGATATCGATATCGTAGCTACTGGTAGCTCAGTGAATATTTCCGCAACCGAAGACAATGCAGGTGCTATCACCATTGGTACAAACGGTGGAACTTCTGAAAGAATAACCGTTACATGTGCACAAGGTACAAACGCTGCAAGTATTGGATTAACTTCAACAGCTGGCGGCATTACATTAACAGCAGGTTTGGCAACAGCAGACGCAATTAATCTAGTAACTAGCGGTGCCGGCGGTGGAATTGATGTCGATGCTGGAACAGCTGGTTTCATTGTAGATACCACAGGCGGGATATCCTTAGATTCAGCAGCAGCAAGCAATTTTACTGCAACAGGAGCCTTTGATATTACCATCCAATCCACAGCTGGATCAGTAATAGTCAGCGCCTCGGAAGATGCCGCTGACGCTATCCAGGTTCTATCCACAGCAGGAGGAATTGACATCCTGGCCACAGGCGCCGCAGCTCAAGACATTGATATTGTCAATACCGGAGGCAGCTTAAACCTATCGGCCACAGAAAGCGCAGCGGATAGTATCACAATTATTTCTACGGCTGGTGGTATAGATATACTCGCTTCCGGAGCGGCAGCTGGAGAAGATATCGATATCGTAGCTACTGGTTCCAGTGTAAACATTACAAGTACAGAAAGTGCAGCTGACTCAATCGTTATCACTTCCAGTGCGGGCGGTATAGACATTCTAGCCTCTGGAGCAGCAGCTGGAGAAGATATAGACATTGTCGCAACAGGTTCTAGCATCAATATTACGGCTACTGAAAGTGCAGCTGATGCGGTCGTAATTACTGCCGCCGGAGCAGCAGGCGGAATAAGTCTAGCAGCGGGAACAGGTGCGGTCAATTGCAATACAGATTTCAACTTAACTTCTGTTGCAACAAAGATATCTATGAATGGCGGTGCTGCAACTGACTTCATCGGACGAGCAACCCTAGTAGCCGGTACTGTCACAGTAGCTAATACAAACATTGCAGCAGGAGATAGAATCTTCGTAACACGTTCAGCGTTGAACGGATCACCTGCCCTAGGATTTCCCATTACAACTATAAGTGCGGGAGCTTCTTTCACAATTGCGGCCTATAGCGCAACGGGCGCAGCGGTTGTAACGGATGTTTCAACATTCGATTATGTAATCGTAAGACAAACCTGATAAAGGGGTAATAAATGTCAGAAAATAGCTCTAGATTAAGGCTAGATACCCTAAGAAGTGCTGCGGGTGGTTCTTGGGCAACTTATCAAGTTTTAGGGTCGGCATTGTCCGATCCTGCTCGTATTTTGAAATTTACCAATAACGGCACTCTTGATGTTTTTGTTTCAGTAGATGCGACAAATGCATTTGATATTTTACCGGCTAATAGTTTTCTTTTGCTTGACCTGGCAGCTAATAAGCAAATGGACGGAGTTTTCTATTGGCCTGCCAATACACAATTCTATGTAAAGAGTGTTTCTGGCGCTGCTGGTGCTGTCACTGATATTGTTTATCTCTCAGTCTATCATGACGGAGGGTTATAAATGAGCCAGGCGGGAATCATTAATGTAGCCGGTGGCGGAGGCGGTGGCTCGCCAATTCAGACGCTCACTGGAGACACAGGGGCGGCAGCCGAACCGGTTGCAAATAATATCAATATTCTCACTACAGATGAAACGGCAAATAATACTAATGGCATAAGAAGCGAGTCAAGCTCACCAACGGGTGATGACGTAACTATATTTTTGACTAATCGTATCACGGGGACAGGAACAACAACAGACGATTCAACACTAGTTCCTTTGTTCAGTTTTGATTTAGGAGCGACTCCAGGCACTTATCTTTTCCAACATAATGTAATAGCTTACAACGTAACAGATACAACATCGTTAGGTTATGTAATTTATAAAGTTGTGCGAACAGATGGCGCATCGGGAACAGGAATTAGCTCACAGCCAGGGATTCAAGGCGATGAAGATGACATGGTTAATGCTTTAGTGCAGGGGGCAATAATTGGAAACACCGTGGCGATTAGAGTCAGAGGATTAGCAGGAAAGACTATCAATTGGTACACAAAAACAACGTATGATTTCATAGGGTAGACAATGCCAGGCTTATATAGTTCTATATCAAATGATCAAGATATTGTTTTTGCTGACAACGCAGATTTCAGCGGAGCAGATATACCTAGCCAAGCAAATGGTCTTCAAGATGATGGTCAATTATGGATCGGAAGAACAACTGTGCCAGTTGGCGAAACGCATGTAGTTGTTGGAAATATTACATCATCATCATTAACTGTAGATTTCTCAGATCCCAACATCACCATAGAAACCAATGGCGGCGGAGCACCTGTTGAGGAATTTATATTGCAATCGGGAACAACCCCAGTAGTTCCAAACGCAAGCGGTCAAGTAGGATTTATCGGTGGAATTGATGTAGCGGGAACAAATCCAATAAGATCATTCGGAGTTTCTGCTTTTCAAATGGCTGTAGTTGCTCAAATGAGTCAAGCAATAGCAGCAACAGATCCAACAAAGATCGGTCTTTGTAATTTCGATTCAGCAGACTTCGCTGTCGACGCCAATGGGTTTGTTACTTTAACAGCAGCTGGATCAGGTGTTGAGACAATTACAGGCGACTCAGGAGGAGCCTTATCTCCCACTGGCGGAACGATAAATGTACTCGGCAGATCTGGAAGCAAAACTTCTGGTTCAGGATCAACATTAACAGTTAAAAGTCCTCCTTATAGCGATCAAGCGGGTTCAACTTCTGTCACTCTTAATAGTGGTAGCTTTGCAACTAACGCAATCACTTTAACAACTCCCGTCTCTGCCGGACTCCTGGACGGAGATAAACTAGAATTTGTGGCGACCAACGGCGTTTTAGTTATTCAGCTTGCAGCAACACAAGTGGCACATTTGGGAACTTCAGTTACAAGCGTGGCGGGGACTATCACGGGTTCGGCCACAGGGGACAGTATAAGCCTTAGGTATCAAGCATCCACAAATGATTGGTGGGCAACGAGTTCTTGCGGAGTTTGGTTGCTTGCATAGGTAATTGGGTTTTGATATAATCTTCTCAAAACGGAGGAGATTATGAAAATTTGTAATATCTGTAAAATCGAAAAGCCTTTTAGCGAATTTGGAAAAAATAAGGTTAGATTAGACGGATATAGGTATGAATGCAAAGAATGTAGAAACGCTTCTCTTAGAACAGGAAAACCAAATGCAGGAAGATTTCAAAAAGGAGATAAAAGACCCCAACATTCTTTGAAAATGAAAGAAAAATACAAAAAAGGTGAATGTACTATCAAACCTTTTCCAAAAGGAAATGTACCATGGAATAAGGGTAAATTTACTACAGAAAAAAAGCGTAGTAGAAGATTCAAAAATTGGTCTAAACAAGTAAGAGAAAGAGATGGGGAATGTAAAAAATGTGGATCTAAGGAAAATCTCCATGCACACCACATTTTACCTTGGAAAGATAATGAAGACAAAAGGTTTGAATTAAAAAATGGAATGACACTTTGTAATAGTTGTCATGCTAAAGAAGAAGGATTCCAAAAAGGCCATATTGATTTAGCAAAGAATAAGGGAAGAAAACATACAGAAGAAACAAAGAGAAAAAATAGTGAAGCACACAAGGGGAAAAATTTAGGTAATCAAAATGGATTCAAAAAAGGTCAGATCCCCTGGAATAAGGGATTAAAAAAGGTTTAAAACATGGCAATCGGAAGAGTTTCGACTAATGGATACGCAACTGCAAGATTTATTGTAGATACCAATGGTATATCTACAGGCGCAACACATTCTACTATTGCATCAGCATTAACGGATGCAGTTTCGGGACAAACGATTTTCATTAGGCCAGGAACTTACACAGAAAACTTAACATTAAAAGCAGGTGTTGACCTTGTCTCATTTGCCGCAGATGCATCGACTCCAAATACCATCATAGTCGGAAAACTGACTGCAACTTTTGCAGGAACTTGTTCGATTTCCGGAATTAGATTACAAACTAATTCAGATAATTTTTTGGTTGTAAGCGGATCGGATGCAACAATAGTTAATCTTGAATATTGTAATCTTAATTGCACGAATGCTACTGGAATAGTGATGAGTTCCTCGTCTGCAAGTTCGAGAATATTTATAAAATATTGTTCAGGAGATTTAGCGACAACTGGTATCGCTCTTTGGGTAAACACTGGAGCCGGAACTCTCAGATGTCGATATTCATCATTTACAAACTCAGGTGGAAGTACTGCCGCAACAACATGTAGCGCAGGCTTCTTTGAGCTTCAATACGTAATGATGGAATCTCCAATATCTACCACATCCACCGGATACGCAGGTGGGTCACATAACAGGATTGATTGCAGTAGTTTAAATACAGCCGGTATAACGATGAACGGGACAGGCGGCCAGTCAAATTGGGCATACAGTCTAGTAGCATCGGGTACAGCATCTGCAATTTCATATGGAGCTGGGGTAACTGGTCTTTTACAATTTTTAAGATTAAACAGCAGTAATACAAACGTAATAACTGGAAGTGGTGGAGTTACAATAGGAGTAATTGATTTTGAAGGATCATCATCAGGGCAAAACGTTACAACCCTTGCATATGATCAAATTGGTATTTATGGTACATGGACTCCGACAATAGTAGGATCAGGTAGCGCAGGAACAACAACTTATACAACGCAAGTTGGCCAATATCATAGAATCGGAAAATTAGTATGGGCTCAGGCAAGGATAGTCATAACGGCAGCTACAGGGACAGGAGATGCAAACGTATCTCTACCATTTACAGTGAAAAACGTCAGCAACGGTAATGTCGTAGGATCAATTCATTTGAACGCGGTTGGTTGGGCTTGGCCAGCAAGTAAAACACAGGTAGCATTATTTGCTTTTACTAACACAACAGTATGTATCATTCCGGCTTTTGGGTCATCACAAGCTTCCTCAAACGTGCAAATGACAAACGCGGCGGGTAGTTTTACTTACTCAATAGTTTACGAAGCCGAAACTTAATGTTTATCAACGTAAATCACTGGTTCTGAAAATGATTTTCCACACCTACAGTAACAAGCATGACGAGCTTGCGTAAGCCAGTATTGGTGCCCTTCAAGTTCTAATACTAAATAAGTTCCGTCATGCCATATAAAGGCAGGTCTAGCATTATCAGGCATGTCGACTGCATATGAAGATAGAGGTAAGAAAATTATACCCAAAAGCAGACATAAACGCATATAAGAGGTTCTCATGTACATTTCCCTTTGTTTAATTACGGCTCTTTTTCTATCAGCTTGTACAATTTCTTTTCCATGAAGAATATTATTATGAGGAGTAACTATGTACTGGTTATACATGACAATAGCATTACTGATGTCATCGACATCATGCACACAAAATATTACTTGTGTACACACTCAAGGAGAAGCAACTGACGTCGTCGATACAGACCAATCCCCTACAAATGATATTAAACCAGATGTTAATCTAGAAATACCAGGAGTGTAATATGGATGTATATTTTGTTTACCTATTCGTATCTAGTGTAAGTTTTTTCTTTATAAGCTGCGGTATAGCTTTATTACGGTATAAATGAGCATCCTATACGAAAATGCCTGTTATGTTCTTCGCGATGTTATTCATTTTTCCTCGTCAAAGTATAAAGGCACAGGCCCATACTTTTTACAATATTTTTCATAAATTTTCCTTCCATAGAAAGAATAACAAATAGGATCACCTCCTATCAATGCCCATCTTTTTTCACACCATTTGTAACCTTCGCGTACGTTCATCCTGAAATAATTATTAAAACGAAAATGCGACCATTTTATTAAGCGCCTACGATATTTAAGGAATTTTTTCATTTTTCCTCGTCAAAGCATTTCAGTAAATATGCATTTTCTGGAGTTTTATATTTATCCGATTCTTCGTCATCGTACAAATCTTTACACTTATCACAATAATATCGTCTAATTACGAATCCACCATTCGCGTTAGAAAATCTTTTCTCAATCGTTCTTATCTTGTGAAAAAGCAAATAGTGCTTTAGTTTTTTCCACATTCACTATTTATCCTTTTTTATTTTACTTTTCAATTAAAGAAATAGATTCATTTATCATGTCATATACAAACTTAGCCCATTTCCTTTTTACATCATCAAATAGTGATGGGATATAATCTTTTTGAAACTCTTTAAAAAGAGCATTATCCCTTATTTGTAAAAGATTATTGTATGCTTTATCGCATCTCTTAACCCTTTCAAGAACTTCTATTAATTGGTCAATTGTATCACTTGTATTGCTCATACATCATCCTTTGTTTATTCTATCCCAGTCTTTAAGCATTGCATGTAAAATTGAATCTTCATGATCCCTAATAAACACTTCAGTCATAGTTTCATTTATATATTTTTTGATGTCGTCATCGCTAAGTTTATCACTCATGTCGCATCCTTTTCAGTCATTCTTCATCCCCGATATAGCGGAATATATACTAAACAAGAAGAATGTTCACCGTTCATTCTTCATCCTTTATCATGTAATAACTTGTTGCAGGCTTCCGATAAAACTCAAGGTCTATCTCTTTAAGCATAGGTATATCACCATACTGAATATTACCCTTCTTAGTGACTTTCTGAGTCCTCACCCCGGCACCTTTGCAATTGTACCCTCTGCTTAATTCAATGAGTATATCTCTATAGGTTTGTTCTTGTTCCTCCGCCTGTTTAAGATGTTTCTTCGCCATCTTCCATAGTTGGGCAGCCTCATGCCACTTGTCGTCTGGACGGGGCATAAAATCCATGTCTGTCGGCTCAGGGGGAATCTGAACACGCAATAGATGAAGGAATTGCGAAGCCTTTAAGATCATTTTTTGGATGAAATCATTATCACGGGGGATAACAATTATATGTCCTTCTTCACCGTAAAAAGATTCGAAATGACATTGCTCACATCCAGTAACAAACATCTGCCATTGAGTTTGACAGATATATTCTTGATTTATTTTACCGGACAAATGCCGTTGGTGCACCATCTCACCAGGACATTTAGCCTCAACAAGTATTTTACCATCCTCTGAGATACCATCTAATGAAGCAATAGCCCATTCATACTCCTCAGATTGTACGGTGAAATCATACAGTTTACATCCCAATATACCTTCTGCCCATGCAATAGCTTTTTTTTCTAAAGCACTTCCCCTTTCCATTGCTATGTTAGTTTCTCTTACCCTTAATCCCATCTTTTCTTCCCAAAGCATTAACGGGGAACGATAAGCAGACATACCCATTATAGGGGCTAAATCTGTGGCGCTTATACATTTACGGCGAATTTCTAGCCATTCTTCGCTTTTCTGTTTAACACTTAATACTTTCATATGTGTTTCCATCTTTTTTTGTGTTTTATATTATATATAGTGGAAGGGTTTACATTTAATTCACTAGCCAGAGTAGTCCCAAAAACACCTTTATCCATTTGTGATCTTATATGAATAATATCTTCATTTTTAAGTTTTGATAAAGGTGATCTTTCCGTTCTATAATTTATGGACAAATATTCCACTCATTAATTCTTGCTTCATCGGCCCATGACTCGTAGACCAGTTTCCTGTTCCGCCGCCAGAGGAGTCTCCACAAGCGTAAATTCCCGGGGAACTCCCGGTATAATAGTTTAACAAATTTCTTGATTTTTGTGCAGGAAGAATTGAAATAACAAAAAGTTTACCGAATTTTTGTCCAATAAATTTTTCATAAGATTTTTTTTCTTTTTCTCTCATTTCATTCCTCTAAGCAGGTACACAATCCAGGGGTAGACTGTGTACCCATATTATTATTAAAAGGGCACGTCTTCGTTGTTTAACGCCATATGAACATTTCTCATTTCACGAGTTTTATCTAATAACCGTTTGAATGAGTCATAAGGTAAATCTATGATTTTTTTACCACTGTCAGTTAATTTTTTATTCACTTCTTTTTGATAATCATCGGAGCAACATGATAACATTTCACATAGTTCATCAACTTCATTTTCTGTGGGTCTGCTATTTTCTGTTATTTTTATAAAAATCCCAGGTGTGTGTACTCTATGATTTTTGTCAAATGGGTCGCCATTATCAAACAAGGCTTCTAGGTTACAAGGCTTTTCATTAAAAGCATCAATTATTTCAGGGGATAACTCTTTATGTGGAAGAGGATTAACTTCATATTCTGTATCTATCCCAGAACCTGTTTTAACAATTTTTATATCATATTGAGATACGTCTCCCCAATCTTTGTCTTGTGATAGAGCCTGAATCCTGTTACGGATGCTGGCTTGGGTAAGGTGTAATATTTTTATCTGTCTATCATTATAGCAATAAACCACCATGGCCCAGAAATGGCGCACAGGTTTACTCGGATCAACAGATTGCGCAGGTTTATTTTCAAACCTAAATCTAATAGGTTTTTTGTCAAGCCAATCCTCCCAACCTAAAATAGGTCTAGTGAGGATACGAAATTTATTCTCTCCCTCTAATATTTTCATATAGCTTGAGTTTGTTGAGGGAGCCTTATATTCTGGGGGTAAAAATGACATTTGTTTTTCCTTTTGTTATGAAACTCACGTTGAGCTTCTTTTTTTGTTTGTTTATTCTTGTTGTTGTTTAAGTAAATCTCTTACTAATTCTTTTGTTTTCTCAAAAAGAAGATTGAATGTTGCATCATCAATTCCTTTTTCTATGAGTGTTTTACAATAAGTTAAACCTAAAGCTGCAATTACTGTATGCTCCTCCTGCGGTAGACTTTTCAAGAATTTAATTATTTTATTTGATGTAATCATTAATTGAGCTAATTCATTTGACGATTCAATTTCTTTAAGTTTTTCTTCAGCTTTTTTCATAAAAGCTTTCATTTCTTCACTCATGACTTTAACTCATATTTATTCATGTTGTGTAGATAATCACTCAATCTTTTCAAAGACTCCGATCGTCTTTCAATTTTCAGTGTCTCTTTTCCCATATCTACATCCAAGATGTAAGACATGTTTGACAAAGCTCTATTAATAATAGCAAGATCAAGTTCACCCTTGGAGGTAAGCTCTCTGGTTAAAGTTTGTAAACCTAACTTTAAGAGATGTATCTCATTTTGTGTTAAAGTAAGCATAATTCGCACCCCCTTCGGCAGCATCTAATTTCTTCTTCTTCTTCATCCATTTCAATGATGGCGTCATCATCGATGGCGTCATCATCCTGATCGTCTATCTCTCTTCCTTGCATTGCCTTAATTTCATCAAAGCTAAACTGTGTCCAATAGCTCATTTGTTACTCCTTATGTTTTTGTTATCTCGCATCCGCTACAACCGTCAGACCTAAGTCTTTTGGGAGACTGTTTGCTTGATAAACACAATCCTATCAGATAAATGGCATTTAATGCAACATGAAAAGAGATAAAACATCACATTTCATGCTAGAAAAATATAACATTTAATGTTACCATACAATAAAAGGAGGTCTTATGGAGACTTTTATGAAGAAGGTAATAAAAATGGAAAACGGCTGCTGGGAATGGCAAGGAAATTTAAACAAGCAAGGGTATGGAAGTTTTTATTTTGAAAAAAAAAGTATAGGCGCTCATAGAGCATCTTGGTTAATATTTAAAGGTGAAATACCTGAAAAATTATTTGTATGTCACACTTGCGATAACCCTAAGTGTGTAAATCCCGAACATTTATTTTTAGGAAATGCAAAAATGAACTCAGACGATATGAGGAAAAAAAATAGAAGTTTTTTCCAAAAATTAAAAGAAGAGGCACATCGTTTCGCTACTAAAAGAGGATGTTATAAACCTCATCCATTGGAAGTATATTTTGAAGAAAACGACATTGCTATTAGTAAAGCAGCAAAAAGGATGAAAATAAGTATGTCACATTTACATCGAATACTTAGAAAAACACATTATCCATCGTTAAAATTAGCATATAAAATCGAAAGATACACAAAAGGGAAGGTTTCACTTAAAGAAGTTATACAACCAGACGAAGGAGTTTTATGAAGTTAATAGAATATTTACTTGATAAAGATGAGTATGAATTTGCAGACCGATTATTAGTAACAAAGGCATATTTACACTCAATATCGGTTGGGAATGCAAGACCATCGAAAAGATTAGCAAAATTAATTGAAATTCAAAGTGGGGGTGAAGTTACTTCTGCTGAATTATTTTTAAATCCACATCCATTAAGAAAAAAATGCCCAGAATGTGGACAATATATGAAGAGGAGAAAAAATGAAGTTTGAACTTATCGGCTTCTACGGAGCCAGCGAAGAGCAAGTAAAAAAAAGAAAAAACTTACTCGGAACAATACATGTTTACTGCATCGATGCAGATTTAGATATCAGAGGCATACAAGTATTTAAAACAAACAGCAGCATGTTTTTTGCTATGCCTCACTTCAGAGCGATTGACGAGGATGGAAATAAGGTAACTTATCCGCATCTCAGATTTACGGATAAGATCAATCAGAAAAAGTTTATGTGCTTTCTCCATGAAGTTTGTAAGAAAAAGATTGAGAAGGAGCTTAAGTAAAAAAAAGCCCCGAGAGGGGCTAAGGTAACAAAAAACATTGGTTGCAATGAAATGAAATGGTTAAAAAAGCGACCCCTTATAGGTCGCCGGATTTTTCTCAAAGGAATCTTTCTCAAAAAGCCCCTTTCGGGGCTGCAAACAAGGAATTTTACATGAGAAATTTTATCTTACTTTTGTTGCCTCTGTAAGTCAAGTTTTAATTGCAGAAAATGAAGTGTAAGAATAATGTAGAAAAAGTGACATGCAAGTATCGAGCTCGCATGCCATAGACTAATTTAAAGTAGATTAGTTAAGGGGACAGCCCGATGGCGATCGGGCTTCTGATAACTACAGATACAAATCCAAGTTATCATAACCCCTCTTTTTTATCAATACGCGATATCATGAGGGGTAAATCATGTCAGAAAAAATACAAAAATATTCATCATCAAAAACAATCACACGAGATCAAGTTTTAGAAGAGTACACAAAAGCTTTCCATTCAACTAAGCGCGGTGGATTTACACAAGTCGCCGATATCATCGACGATTTAACATATATTGAAATGAGAGTCGGAAAAGATGGAATCGCAGAATATCATCGAAACAGGCTAACACCACTTGAAAAAGACCTATACCGCGTTATCTTTAAAACTTGCGGCTACAAAGACACTTGTTGGAAAACAACATTAACACTCGCCGAAGAAGTTAACTGCTCGACAGGCACAATCGTCAATTCAAAAAGGATTCTTAACGAGTCATTCGAGCAGCTAGATGGACATAGCTTGATTGAAATCGAGGTAAAATCTCAATTCACAATCGCCGCAGATCCCGAGACAGGTAAAGAACGGATAATCAATAAGAGGGACAAACACTACATCAAATGCAATCATATATATAATTATTCAAAAGCTTACATGAAGGTTAAGAAGCATCTCCCAAAATTAAAGCTGGGCAAACTATCAGATCAAGAGGCTGAAGTTGCTATTGAAAAGATGAGACAAGGGCAGGAGGGCTTAACTCCTCACTCATTTGTTCATAACTGGGGGGCACGTTCAATAGGTGAAAACGCCGATGGGGCAAATTTAGCTAATGAACGCGCCCTTAGGGGGGCAGATTCAACAGATGAAGCTATACATATACATACACCCAAATTTCATTCTTATGACAAACCAAACCACGTGCGAACAAGCGCACAAGAAATGCTTTTAAAAGATGATGAAGTAGCAAACAATGCTTCCGATGTATTTGCTTGGCTAAAAATGTTCGGCGTAAATGAAAAAGTAGTAAACGACGTACTTCATAGATTTACAGTGAATTCGATTGCCAAAGAAATTAACCTCTTTATTCGTAATCAAAATCAAATTGTAGTGAAAAAATCCTGGGTAGGTGTGCTTTTGGATAAAATAAACAGAAATTGCTGTAGACCTTGCGACTAAACTTATCGATTTTTCTTGATCGCACATTCATATTGTGATATGGTATTCACCAAAACACTTTAAGAAATGAACTTATAGTGAGGAAACAGGTGAATAGTATGAACGTTATCACATGCGCGGATAGTTTTTTCGAATACTTAATGACTTTGTCCGAGATTGAGCTAAAGTTATTTTTATTCTTGTGCTCAAGAACGCAATCAGCACCAGTTCATCTCCTTTTCAAGGAAATAAAAAAGGGGACTGGTCTTTGCAAGAATAGCCAGATTAAAGCAACTAATTTGTTATCGGACAAAAAATTGATATGTCGATTGAAAATAGGAAAAAAGGGCACAGAGAAAAGCATCTACTCAGTAAATGTTGAGTATATATTAAAGAATTGGAAATGAAGGTTATATGGATAAATTCAAAATAAATAAATACAACGATGAATTTTTTGTAATTGTAAAATCAAAATTCGATGAAAAAGAATGGGATGTCGTAGGGAAAGGAAAAACTGAATTGGAAGCAGTTTCTTTTGCATTAAATATGTACATTTCTACTGAAAAAAATTATGTTGATTGCTTTGAAAGCGCATTCAAAGAATTTTCAAATTCGTTAGTAGATGATGGGCTATATCTCAAAGAGAAGTTTTCCGCTAAGATTATAAAAACAGTTGTAAGACTTGATAGTGATAACCCTTTTGAGTTCTCACGTTTCTATCAAGGTGATGATGGGGAAATAGATCCTTTAAATGATTATATATGTATTTCCTCAGTATCGGATGGATGAAATGAATGAGCAATACATAAAATCTTTTGAAGAAAAAGAAAAACAGCAGCAGCAAGCTACTCCATTTGCTGCTGCTGTTTTTTCTTGTCTCAAAGATTTAGATATCCCTGAATCTGATAAACTCGAAATCTCTAGAACTTATTCCCTAAAAGAAGTAGAGCATGCTGTTAAATTCGCAACCAATCCTTGTACAAAAATCAAAACCACTCTTCAGCAATGCATTAAGTGGGCTTGCAAAAACAAACCCGATTTACCAACTTCAAAAGAAGAAACAATCATGCAGAATAGAAATAATTCTCAAATCCTTGAGAAAGCTTGTAAAGAAGTTAATGGCGTGAAAATTGAAGCGTCAGCCACTGAGGTGCTTTTTATTTATACTAATGCACAGCGAAAACCAGAGACTGTCGGATACGATGATGCTCGCTTCAAGGAGAAAGTCTTGCATTTGCTGATTAAACTCGGGTTCAAGAAATAATTAGTAATACTGGAAGATAAAATGAAATATTTAGATCAAGAAAATTACAATAATCTTCTAAAGAAAAAAATAGGCCATAGAAACTTGTTATGTGATTGGGGTAATGATTGCGTTTATCAAATTTATAGACAAATCGATAACATAGGAACGGTCTCATTAATGCTGCGGTGTGAAAAATGTTTAGGTGCTGGGAATTTCATTCCGTTAAGTGAGGATTTTGAAAAATATCCTTTATTTGATGAAGATTTAAAAAAAAAACATTCAGAAAAACGTAGATTTCAGTTGGAGATTATCGAGAGAAAGTTAGGAATAAAGTTTCTAAAAAAAACTGACTTATAGAAATTTATACCCATTTCACGATATAAATGGGAATAAATTATAGGTATTCAATGCCATACGTCAAATTGAGAATTCCCATGCGAATTGTCTCACCAAATCGCACCGAGCATTGGACAAAAACTGCAAAAAGGAGAAAGAAGCAACATCAGGTTGTTTCTTATCTCCTGCGTACTCAACAACCAATACCCTATCTACCATGTAAAGTAACTCTAACTCGTATAAGTCCAAGGCCTTATGATTCGGATAACTTGCAATACTCTTTCAAGGGAATTCGTGATTCTGTTGCAGACTGGATAATACCCGGTAAGAAACGTGGCTTAGCAGATTCTGATCCTCGCATTCAATGGGAGTATGATCAAATTAAAGGTGATGTTGGTGAGCATGCAATCTTGATTGTAATAACCGCAACAGATAAAATAATTTAAAAGGTAACACTATGTTAACATTTCTTCTCTGTTCATTTGCTTTTACTCTCGGATTCTTCGCTAAACATTATATAGAAAACTTAAAAGACTCCGCATACACCGAATATTATTGCCCCGATTGTAAACTCGTCAGTCGCTTACCAAAATATTGCCGGTGGTCTCATCGTCATGAATGTAATCCCTTTAAATCCGAAACCCTCATCTCTCGAAAAACTATCCCCGATCTCGTTGAACCTAAAGAAAAAATATCCGGTGAAGGAAAGACTATCTACTAATGAAAATATCTAATAATTTAGCACATTCTAGCAGATTTTGACACATATTTGTTTCACATTCAACATGACACAAGTTCGTATCAGGTCATATTTCATTTAAATTTTCGTCATATTTCTTTCCTGGTTCGATTGTTTTAAACCCCTCACGTGTTTTGAAACGGATAGGAATTGAGCAACCAAAACCAGTTTCGTCATAAGGTTTATATGATGTCAAAAATTCATCAATTTCCTCCAAACAAATTTCATCACTATCTAATCTTCTATAATTTATATAACGTGAATACTCTAATAGTAACTTTTGAATGTAGTCCATCTATTTCACTTCCTTTATCATGCCAATCGCTATTCGATCCAATCTAGCTTCCTGCTCAATCACAAGCTTCTGTATCTCTCCCATACGCCTAAACTGCGCCCTATTACTACGCGTAATATACTCACGCAAATTATCGATCTCACGCCTATTCAATGCCTCTTCGCTATTGTCTTGGAAAAATTCTAATTGAACAGACATTATATATGTCTCCAATTTCTTCCAATTCCAAACTCCCTCTCGGAAAAATCAAGTTGCGCTGTCATTATCTAGTATCCATGGTAAATTTAATGATTTTCTTTCCGCTAAACACTCGCAAATCGCACCTATTTCATTAATATTTAATCCTAAATCAAGACATTCTGACATTTGTTCGAATGCATTCAAGTCTTCATTATTCAAAATATTAATAGCTCGTCTTAATATGCTTTTATTCATTTCTCAAACTCCCTCTCGAAAAGCTCCGTCACTATACTTTGCAGCGACTTTCTTTGCAAGTATGCTTTTTCTCTGATCTTTTCATACAGTTCGTAAGGAACCCGAATTTGCATTGCTTTGCTTTTAACTTGTTCTAGATCATCAAAAGGATCTCTGATACCCCATAATTCACTACTTTCTCCAAGATCTAAGCAATCAGTTAACCACTTTTTACCCTTTTTTATAGTTCCAGTATTTCTGTTAATGTAATATTTATTTTCTTCTAGTTTTTTCATACTTTACACTTCTTTATTAATTATTTATTTTCTATGTCATAAAGGTGAACCTAAAGAACATGCAATCTTGATTGTAATAACCGCAACAGATAAAATAATTTAAAAGGTAACACTATGCTAACATTTCTTCTTTGTTCATTCGCCTTCACTATCGGTTTCTTCGCTAAACATTTTATAGAAAATCTTAAAGACTCCGCATACACCGAATATTATTGCCCTGATTGTAAACTCGTCAGTCGCTTACCAAAATACTGCCGATGGTCTCATCGTCATGAATGCTCTCATTCGCGAAATGAAACCCTCATATCAAGAATGAATATCCCTAACCTCGTAGAACCTCAAGAAATCCACTCAGATCGAGTATCTGGTGAAGGTAGACCAATATGTTGACTGAATCAAACGACTTAACCAATCACATTATACGAAGAATTAAAGACAATGGATGTTAACTTAGATGACATTTGCATAATCCGCATAAAATTAAACAATGATGAGATTGCAGAACTTATCGCCGGTGAACGCATCCTATTTGATATCGATCAAGCATTACAGATTGAAATCTATCATGTTCCCGATCTAAAATACCCCCCAAGAAAGCAATACTTGAACGGAGATGGACCAGATGAGCATTAACCCAGTACATTATCACACCACTATAGTCCCTCCGAATAGCCCCGAAATTATCCGTGCAATTCCTGTGCAATACACGTGCAATTATGACGCTGACGAATCAGAATCAGATGAAGATATTTCCACTTTTGTCGCTCCCCAATTGGTAACAAATCCGTTAGTAATTCTAGACAAAAGTAAACCAATTCCCATTCCAGTTAACAACATCAAGAAAGATGTAAACTCAGAATGGAACAATCAACACTGGGGCGATTAGCTATAGCTAATTTCAGCTATAACCCTATATAACTAAGAATAACTATGAAATGGAATCCCCATTGCGACTGCGGACAAGAGAAGTCTTATAATAAAAAATGGGATGCTTATTACTGCGATAAATGCAATGTTTGGCTTGAACCTTGTTGTAAAGATCCCGAATGCGAATTCTGTAAACATAGGCCAGAGAAACCGCAAAAGATAAAAAAAGAATCTCTTGATAGAAAAAACAACAGCAAATAACATAAGGCTTAACACATACCGAGACTTACAGCATGCATAAGAAAATTAAAGCTATCGAAAAAACAAATGCAAAAGAAGGCAAGCAACTCAAGTCATTAGAAAAGCTTGACAAAAAACAAGATAAAATGATCGCTAAATCTAAAAAGAAAATAAAGAAATAATGACTAGACGTGCAATAATGTTTCACAATAAGAAACATAAAACAAAAAAAGTTGTATTAGTTGATTGTGATGATGATTGTATAAACGAAGACCAATACAAACGACTCATTAAGTTTCTTTGTGGTGATAAAAATTGTAATTGTGGTGGAATCAATGGACCCGACAATAAATACACTATTACCCAATGTGAACCTTCTAAATATCTGGTAACCCCAGCTTAAAATGAATGTAGCTAAAATAAACACACCAGGAAAATACGTATTCGGTAGGCCTGCCATGCATGATATTAAAAAGCTTGCTGAGCATATCGAAGAATGGTCTAAAAACCCAGTCAATTACGATATATTAGCTTGGATTGACGAGGTTGATATAGACCCCCGTCTACCTAGTGTGTGGGCTAAAAATGACGAAAACTTTGCCGTAGCGTATTATAAAGCAAAGAACCGTATAGCCCAAAGACGCACAGAAATGGTCATGACTGACGGAATGCAATGGAACCTATACAATAAGTATCAGCATAATTATGACATCCACAATAAAATCTTAGACTTCGAAGATATGCAAGTTATAGAATCTATGAAAAAGAACGATGACACCTCGAAACAACCTGTAACAGTCTATATAAATGACAAGCTCGTTAACAGTCAACCTCCCTCATAACTTCACACGCCGCCCCTATCAAGACGAGATCATCAAACAACTTGATGCAGGTATTAAGAAAGTTGTATGGGCATGCCATCGACGGGCAGGAAAAGATCTCACTATATTCAATTGGGTTATTCGTAAACTTCATGAAGTGGGCTTTATTGGTGCTGATTGCTTCTATGTATTTCCCTCCTATGCGCAAGCCAAGAAAGCAATATGGGATGCCTCCAACAGCGATGGCTTTCGTATTATAGACTACGCACCTTCAGCGTTAATCGCTCAAAAGAATCAACAGGAAATGAAAATAAGGTTTAAGAATGGAAGTTTGTTTCAACTTATTGGCAGCGATAATATCGATAGCCTTATGGGGACAAACCCCAAGATTGTGGTGTTTAGTGAATACGCACTGCAAGACCCAGCGGCTTGGGATTACATTCGACCTATTCTTAAAGTTAACGGTGGTTACGCTATCTTTATTAGTACTCCACGTGGTCGTAATCATTTCTATGAATTATTTCGTACCTCACAAACCACAGAAGGATGGTGGGGACAAAAGCTCACCATCAAAGACACAAACGTTTTAACCTGGCAAGATGTTGAACAGGAGATGAAAGACGGCATGTCCGAGGAGTTAGCATTACAAGAGTATATGTGTAGCTTTGACCGAGGTATTGAGGGTTCTTACTATGCAAAATTGATAAATAAAATGAGAGAAGAGGAGCGGATTTGTCCTATCAATTACGATCCTTACAAACTCGTTCACTGTGCCGCGGATTTAGGATGGGATGATTCAACAGCAATAATATTCTTTCAGATTTCCGGTGACACTATAAAGATTATAGATTGTGAAGAAAGATCATCCACAACATTATCAGAATGGAAAAAAATATTAATAGATAAAGGTTATAAATATGGTGTTTACCTTTTCCCTCACGATGTTGAACAAATAGACGGATTAGGTTCGGGATGCACACGAAAAGAAATATTAGAAGACCTACAAATACCTGTCACAACTGTACCTAAGGCATTAATAGCAGATGGTATAGAGACAGTTAAAGCACATCTTTCATCTAGAATCATGATTGATTCAAAGAAATGTCAAGGATTATTGAAATCACTTGAAAACTATCATAGAGAATGGGATGATAAGCATAAGGTTTATGCAAATAAACCAAGACATGATTGGGCAAGTCATTATTGCGATGCAATGAGGTATCTTGTTCAAGGTCTAAAGTTTATCGCTAATTCAGGTTCAATCGAAAATGACGCAAAAGCAGTCCGAAACTACTTCAGCTAATATATGTGCTAATTGTGGTGGATATAGGGAGCCTAGAGGTAGTTCAAAAACAATATGCCAACCTTGCTATAGAAAAGAACATTTGAAGAATCGTCCCACCTGGTATATTGAACAGCTAAAAAAATCTAATAAAGCCAAAAGAGATGCTGTAAGAATAAAAAGAGAATTACCATTAGAACAGCCAAGATGCATTGCTGAAAAAGGGCAAGGATGTACAGAACCAAATGGTTATAGGACTATATTTCTACCAGAATATAAAAAAGGAAAAAATAAAAATGGAAGAGTGTTAGAGCATGTTTATGTGATGTCGATGCATTTAGGAAGATATCTAGCAAAACATGAAAATGTTCATCATAAAAATGGTATTCGTGATGATAATAGAATTGAAAACTTAGAATTATGGAGTAAAGCCCAACCTCCAGGGCAACGAGTAGAAGATAAAATAGCATTCTACAAAGAATTTCTTGAACAATACGGATATAAAGTTGAAAAAAAATAAATATCTAGTTAATTCACAGATTACCAAATACTCAGGTAATTCTTTTGAAGAACGCCGATCCAATCCTATACCCATCAAATGAAATAGATCGCTCACTTGCGCAAGCGAGACAGAAAAACTATTCTGATTGCATTAACATACTGCAAACGCAGTGGTATCAAGCCGACGTAGATCAGCGTTTTGCAATGGGTGATCAAGATATCTGGGGTTTAATCTTCCCGGGTGTGGCCACCTACCGCAGAAAGATGTTCAATTTCAATATTATCAACCCAATCTTGCAAGCTATCAGTGGACAACAACGTCAAACACGTAAATCAACTATCGCAATACCTATCCATGGCGGTATGCAAAAAACTGCCGATCAGCTTACAAAATGCTTGTATTACGTGCACAATCAATCAGGGGCTTATCAAGTATATTCTGATTGCTTTGAACAAGGTGCTTTGACGCAAGGTATAGGCTTTATTTCGATCTTTAAAGATACAACAAATGACCCTGTGTCGGGTGATATCAAACTGCGCTATATAGATTTCAAAAGCTGCCTATGTGATCCCTTTTTCCGTAAGCATGATATGTCCGATGCTAGATTCTTTTGGACTAGACAGTTTTTTGGTAGAGAAGAAGCAGCTCAACTCTATTCGCAGTTTGGTGATGAGATTATGTCATTGCCAAAAGGCACTTATCGTGATGACAAATTCTATTACATGCCAGAAGTCTATCAAATACAATTCCCGAATATGGTAGCCCTAGATGAATATTGGTATTCATCAACCCGTGAATGTGAATATCTCATAGATAAAGAGACTGGGGAAACACAAGAATTCTTTGGTGATGAAGAGGATGCCCGAGCAATCATGCACCAATTCAAAGACAGGCTAAAGATAGTAAAGAAAACCAAGCCCACAGTTCGCAGAAGCATTATACTCAATGACAGAACACTTATCGATGAAGCGAACCCCTATGGTATTGACCGATATCCTTACGTTCCTATGCTTGCTTATTTTACTCCTGATACTCCCTATTATGCTTATAAGTTTAGGGGTATTGTTCGTGATATGCGAGATGCTCAGTACTTGTTTAATAGGCGTAAAGTCGCTGATCTTGACATTCTTGAAAGCCAACAACAAGGCTTAAAAGTCAAAAAAGGGGCTTTGGTTACTCCTGAAGATTCTCTGAACACAGGTAACGGAAGAGTCCTTTTCATTGACCCTAAATTCCAAATGCAAGACGTTGAGCCAATGCAAATTGTGCCTCCCTCCCCTGTTATGCTTCAAATGGAAGAAATGTTAATGAATGTTGCCCATCGCATTGCTGGAGTTGATCCAAATGCTATGGGTATAGATGTAGATGATAAGGCCGGCATCATATCTATGATGCGTCAAGCAGCAACAGCACGCAATCTACAGCGTGTGTTTGACCAGTTTGATGAAGCACAACGTCTTTGCGGTGATATTATTTGTGAAATGATACAAAAGAATTGGACATTTGGAAAAGTTAAACAAGTTACTGGCGAAGATCCTACAGCCGAATTTGATAACAAAGCGTTTTTCAAATATGGGGCAAAGGTTGTCCAAGGCGTACTTACGGAATCTCAACAGCAACTTGAATTGGCTCAATTGTTACATGCACAGCAGATATTGCCTCCAGGTATATTCCCCATGGAGGAAATACTTGAAGCAATGACCATACAAAATAAAGATCGCATCATCGAAAAGATTACTAAAGCACAACAAGCACAGCAGCAACAGCAGCAGAAGATGGAAGAGCTACAAATGCAGCAGTTACAGATCGACAACCAAGCAAAAATATCCTATGCACACTCTCAAGAAGGTCTAGCAGCTGAAAGAATTCAAAAAATTCAAACGGATCGTGCGGTAGCGGTTGATAAATTACGTAAATCTCAAGAGGAAGACACCGCATCAATGCTAAATATCGTCAAGATTATTAAAGAATTGCAATCTATGGATACCGAGCATTTAGCAAGTAAAATTGAAATGCTCCATCGAATTAACGAATTAGAATTTAACCCGGCAGCAGAAGCGGTAAAAGAACAGGTTGCCAAATAAAAAATATCTCATTATTTGCAAATTTAACCAATAGGTGATTTATGGGAAACTATGGAAACTTAGGAAAAGATCAAGGCAACATGAAGCCAGATGTTGAGAACTATCAACGTCCTGAAGCAGTGTTTTCACAAAAAGAGTTTAACAAAACTACTGAATATATCTCCCGTCATAATACTCAAGAGTCAAAAGCAGCCGGAAAAATAGAAAAACAAGCTTATAAGGGCCGTTACTCATGAAAGAAGGCAAATACAATAAAGTTGCATGCCAAAAAGGCCCTATTGTAGCAGACCAGAAGACTATGAAGCATATGCCGCTTGCACAAGTTCAACGTGAAAGCGAGGCACAAAATAGACAGCTTCGTGATATGCAAACCCCAACTCTAATGATGCCAAAGCAATAAAATGAAAAACGGTAAGAAGAAAGTTGTTAAAAAGGTTCTTAAGCATTTGAAAGAAGATACTAAAGAGTTTAAAGAACAGATTGCAGATGATAAGAAACTCAGCAAATCGCTAAAGAAAAAGAAGTAATGGAACATAAGTCTCAATACGGTGATCGTAAGACGGTAGGGGCAATTTATCGTGATGCTCAAATTCATGGCGATAAATCCCCTATTCAAGCCGGTGATCTTACCAACGAACTAATGTCCTCCCTTGTTTCTGATCTCAATGATACCATTCAATCTAGACCATTTGACGGTGAATGTGATTACTATATTACAGTACACGAAAAGAAAGACCGTCAGATGCCACGTGCATTACTTCGTCGCATCATTACTACAAAATACCGTCCATACCCGGAAGATGACACAGTCGTT